CGATAAGGCAATCGGTGATATCTCCACGGGTGCATTCAGTTATACCGAGTCCTTACGTCGCACAGTCAAGGATATGACGAACTCCGGGCTTAGGTGGATAGATTACGACTCCGGATATCACAACAGGGTTATGGTGGCTGCTCGCAGGGCAACCATGACGGGCTTCAATCAGACCATGTCGCATATCAACGAAAAGACAGCTAAAGACTTAGGAACAGACTCGTATGAAATCACATGGCACGCCGGAGCAAGACCGGATCACCAGTGGTTTCAAGGTAAGGTGTTCACGAAAAAAGAACTGATTGATCAGTGCGGACTCGGAACAGTCGAGGGACTCAAGGGCGCGAACTGTATGCATGATTATCTTCCCTTTGTTCCCGGTGCTTCAGTACGTACCTACACGGACGCACAGCTCAAGAAGATGAACGCAGAGGAGAACATCCCGAAGAAGTACAACGGCAAGGAATACACCACGTCAGAGGCCTTACAGAGACAGAGACAACTTGAGACGAACATGCGGGCGCAGAGGCAGGAAATTAGCCTGCTTAAGCAGGGTGGTGCTGACGATATTGATATCCAGAATGCTACAAGCAGATATCGTGGAACCTCTGCGGAATATACGGGATTATCAGAGGCTATGGGATTACCGCAGCAGAGGGAACGGGTTATGATTGACGGGCTAGGCAAAGTTACCTGACGAGGAAAGCCGGTACCATAAGACCGACGAAAAGAAAGCACTCTTAACCGGGTGCTTTTTTTATGCCCGAAAACAGGCTAAACCTGCAATCGAGCAACATCAGCATGCCGAGCTTTATCGGCAAATTCACAGCGGACAGTAAAACGCTCAAAACAACTAAGTGAAATTCAGGAGGAAAGAAAGATGAAAACGGAACAACTCAAGGAACTCGGACTCACAGAAGATCAGATCAAGGCGGTATTTGCTGAAAATGGTAAGGACATCGCGGCTGAAAAGGCTAAGTACGACACGCTCAAAACTGATTATGAGTCAGTTAAGACGCAGTTAACTACAGCCAACACGACCATCGATGGATTCAAGGACTATGACGAGATCAAAGGCAAAGTGACACAGTATCAGGCAGAGCTCTCGGCATCCGAAGCCAAGTCAGCACAGATCCTTTCCGACATTGATTTTCAAAAGAAGATTGATGCCGCGGCTCTGAAGCACAAGCCACATGATGCATCCGACGTACTCACCGCCGCTGAAATTGCGAGCTTAAAAGCAAGCAAGAACCAGGACGTTGACATTGAGGCCGCTTTCGTCGCAAAGAAAGCCTCTAAACCCTATCTATTCCCGAACGATGAACCCTTTCGCAATCCGGTATTGCCAACAGGTAACCCGGCACCAAAGGGCAAGAAGATGACCATTGCTGAGGCGATGGCCTACAAGAATTTACATCCCGAAGTGGATGTAAAAACACTCATTTAAGAAAGTTGAGGTAAGCATATGCCCGGAATTTTTGACGGAAAAGTATTTAATGCGGAAGTTTTTGCCGCCAAGGTCGAAGCTACACCGAATCTCAGACTCACCGAACTGCTCAAGTCAAAGGCTGTTAAGCAGCGCAATGATTTAAAGCAGATCTTCCCCGATCAGCTCGGCGGCAACTTCGCAACTGTCCCGATCACTGGCCGTATCTCCGGAGACGCCCTGAACTATGACGGATCCACGAACATCACGGCAACAAGTCTCGTCACATATGCACAGGGACGTGTCGTTATCGGCCGCGCAAAAGGCTGGATAGAAAAAGATTTCTCTTCTGACCTCACTGGTCAGGATTTCATGGCAGAGATCGCCGCTCAGGTTGGCGAATACTGGGACGGAATTGACCAGGACACATTGATTTCCACTCTCAAGGGCATTTTCGGCATGACCGGAACAAAGAACCTTGTGTTTGTAAATCAGCATACCTATGACGTGTCTGCAAACAGGGACGTAACCGGACTGTTCGGGGGAACTACCCTGAACAATGCCGCACAGAAAGCGCTTGGCGACAACAAAGCCAAGTTCTCGCTTATCGTCCTGCATTCTGTACCGGCAACCAATCTCGAAAACCTGAACCTTCTGGAGTACATGAAGTACACAGATGCTCAGGGAATTGAACGTTCTATGGCTCTTGCAACGCTGAACGGGCGCCTGGTACTCGTTGACGACTCCATGCCCTACGAGGACGTCGTTGCCTCATATGCAAAAGTTGCATCCGGAGTCACGGGAGCCCTTGAGGTTATCCTTGATGCCGGTACTATCACGGGCGCTCAGATCAAGCTTGCATCTGTAACTCCGAGAGTTGCCGGATACACAGCAGTCGTCGGTGACTTCGTCGTTCTCGATGCAGCACACACGAATTACACGTCGTTCCTGATGGGCGATGGTGCAATCGAGTTCACAGACTGCGGCGCGAAAGTTCCGTACGAGACAGACAGAGACCCTGCTACCAATGGCGGACAGGACACCCTGTACAATCGTCAGAGAAAGATCTTTGCACCTTTCGGCATTAGCTGGAAGGGAACTACCATCCTTTCTCCCACCGCCACACAGCTCGAAACTGCCGCAAACTGGACGCTCGCCGCAGATGATTCGTCCGCAACGAACGTATTCCCACACAAAGCGATTCCGATCGCTCGCGTAATCACCAGAGGATAAGAAGGAGGTTCACTTATGATCGTTGATTTGACCTACTACAAGACCTATAGGACAACGTCGGTCGTTAGTGACGCCGAATTCCCGTTCTTCTCAAAAAAAGCAGAAAAGGAGCTCGGCCGGCAGACGTTCGGCCGGCTCTCTACTTCTACGGTGACGGACGATATCAAGGACTGCATTTGTGAGATAGCCGAATTTCTGTACAAGCTTGAAAAAGCAACTGCTACAGGAATGATTCAGACAGCGTTCGGGAACGACGGTCAGTCTGGCAACTTCGAAGCATCCGCTCTTTTGGATAAGTCGGGATCGGTTCGGTCGATTGTGAAATCGTATCTGTCCGGTACCGACCTTTTGAAAGCGGGGGTAGACATATGTCCCTGAACCCGAACTACAATCAGACGATCACCCTGTATAACTGCCTGAAAGGCGCGGACAATCCCGACGGTACAACGGATGTGTGGTACAAAACAGTACTCAATGAGTGCTTTTTCAAGTGTCTACAGACCTCGGTTAATTCCGGAACGTCATCTCAAATGGCAGGCTCGTATGTTTCGAGGATCCCGGCATCGTCGAAGTATAAGTCTTACGCGGAATGGGTAAAGGTTCCTGCTGCATCTAGAGGTCAGTACTTTACCGGCAATCTAGGCGACGTGATTATTTTAGGTAATTCTTCAGATGTAATAGCCTCTGCAAGTCCTAACACGGCATCGCAGGTGCTGAACCGGAATAAGCCAGGCGTATTCAAGGCAACGGCATTCTCGGATAACTCCGGGGCGGTACAGTTGCATTACAGGTTTGGTGGCTGACATGGCGCAGAAGATCAGTTTTGAATTCAACAAGTCACAGAAAGAAATCATTGAAGAAACTACAGGCGGTGACAAAGTTCAATTATTCATGGCCAATGAAGCGCGAAAGCTTATGCAGCCATACGTTCCGGAACTGAATCACATCATGATCAAAGACGTCCGGACGTATGTTGAGAACGGCGGTGGAGTGGTTCACTACTTGTCCCCATATTCACGGTATCAGTTCGGCGGGATCCTGTTTGTTTCATCGATAACCGGATCTTCTTATTCTCGAGGCGAATATAAAGTGCCAACGGGCAAGAAGCTTCGATATTCAAAAGCACTTGCGACATCACACTGGGACGAAGCCATGAAGACCGCGAGAATGGATGATCTGACAAGAGCAACACAGAACTTTATCAAGCTGAAAGGGGGCTGAGGAATGAGCAAGCATGACATCATGAAGGCCTACCTTGAGCCGCATGTAGTCGAGATATTCGGCAACGCTCTGGGGGTCAACTTCTCGGTTGATACGCCCGATACGGTCGGATTTGTTACAACCTATGCCGACAAGTGGGTTAAGAGGTATCTACGCAATTCCGGAGTTAAGGCTTACGGATTCGCAATACTGTTGTCTCTGGCCTACTCGCAGGGCACGGATGATCTCAATTTGATATCTATGAACCTGGCACAATCGTTCAGTGATTGGATCGACGCACAGAACAGAGCAAAAACACTGCCTGATTTCGGGATTAAATGCAGGGTGCAGAAAATCGAATCCCTGCAGAACATGCCGAATGTGGCAGAAATCAACGAAGCTTGCACCGTGGCAAAATACATGCTGCAGTGCAAAGTAACTTATTACGAGGAGGAATAACAAATGCTTGTATCAACCTTAATGACAGGAATTACAACGAATCCGACTTATGTCGGCTCGGCTGTGAACGACGAGTTTGTTCTCGCTATCGACATGGATCCGTCCAATGCTGTGCCGACCTTAATCGCGGCATATGGCGTTGTTGGCTTATTCATGGAGGGCGTGGACGCTCAACTCAATCCGTCTCTTTCTGAAAAAACCTATATCCGCATGGGTCCGACAACAACAAAGACCGGAAACCAGAGAACATTCAAACTCGGCGGAGATCGCTATATCGGCGATGCTGCACAGGATTACATGCTCGGGTTTGCCGTTAAGTTCGGCATCGGCAAAGCATGCGTAACAAACTACGCCTATTACAACATGGTGACAGGCGTCGGAGAAACTGGTCAGATCGCGATCGTGGTTAATTCAGACGGCGGCGGTAATGCAGGAGAGAATTCTGCTATCGACATCGAGCTGAAATCATGCGGTGGTAATCCCACTGCATACACCTATGTACCTGGCTCAATCCTTGCTGTTGCTCTCTCCTCTGTTGTTCCGGCTGATGCCGCTACAGCCGTTGTAAAGACATCCAGTATGGTGCTGACATTTAACAATGCCATTGCCAGATCTGCAGTCTCTCTGATCAACACGGTAACCGGTGATAACATCGCGGCTGCCCAGGCGTGGGATGCTACCAAAAAGATTCTCACGATCTCGCCGACCGTTGCTCTTGCAGGCACGACCAAATACATCATATCCGTTGCGGGTGTGGTTGATATCTATGGTCAGGCTCTTGCATCTTCGAGCACAGACTTTACCACTGCTGCTTAATCAACCGGCGGGGCTGAAATATGCCCCGCTTTCCTTTTGAGGAGGGAATATTTTTATGATTATGAAAATTAATGATGTCGAATTTGACTGTGATCCTACCGACTACGAGCTGATCGGGCGAATCGAAGAGGCAAGGGATGCTATGATCGACGAGGTCGCAAATATCACTGCAGCTCCTCCGAAATCGGTTAAGGAATTGTACAAAGCACACATTGAAGTTATCCGGAGGTTTTTCATTACATCAACCGGGGTCGATATTGTTGCCGGATGCACAAGCTACGGCGATGCTATTGGATTTTCAAGCCAGTTCTTGGAACTTATGGACGCTGCCCGGGGAAAGATCGTAGGGAAGTACAATCCAAAACGGGTGAAGTAAATGAATATCCTGATTGACGATCTGCCAGAGTCAGTAACAATTGCTGAAAAGGAGTTCCCGGTCAATTGGGGATTCAGAACTTTTATTCTCATAGAAATCTGTATCTTTGATGCCGCGCTTAGCGACAGGGACCGTATCATAAACGCTCTTCTCCTGTTCTACGGCGACAACATACCTACTGATATCGGGCAGGCATACGAAAAAATGATGTGGTTTTACCGAGGCGGCAAGGATCTCAAGTCGGAGAAAAAAGGCGAAGGTTTTTCAAGCCCGAAACGGTGTTACTGCTTTGAACAGGATGCATCTTATCTTTACGCTGCCTTCCGGACACAATACCGTATCGACTTACAGGATATCTCAAGTAATGATCTGCATTGGTGGAAGTTCAAGGCACTGTTTGAGTCCCTTGACGATGATTTGAAAATATCGAAGATCATGAGTTACCGGGTTACTGACACAAAAGGAATGGACAAAGGACAAAAGAAGTTCTATTCGGATATGAAAAAGCTGTATGCTCTCGAAACCGAAATGAACGCTGACAGTAAAATGGCACTCGCAAAGAGAGACGCGGATATGCTTAAGCATGTCAATCGGAGAATGAGAGAGGTCGACAGTGAGAACAAAGGTTAAATGCCCACACTGTGGCTATGAAATGCCAATCGAATACGACGATACAGGCCAGTGCAAGGGGCTTTTTATCCGATGCAAGGGCAGAAACTGCAAACAAGAATTCGAAATCAAAATCAAGTAGTGCCTTAGTGCCGATGATTTTCACACATATAAAAGGGTGGTGGAAGCATGGCAAACGACGGCACAATTAAGATCGGTACCGAACTGGACCAGTCCGGTTTTAAGTCTGGTTTGTCCGGGCTTGGATCCGCTGCCTCAAAAGGATTTGGTGCAATCGGGAAAGCCGCGGCAGGCATGGCATCTATCACAGTGGGTGCCCTTGCCGCTGTGGCTACCGGAATGGGCGCTGCTGTGGTCTCTGGCGTTAAGTACAACGCACAGATGGAAAACTACACTGCTAATTTTACAACGATGCTGGGAAGCGAAGAGGCAGCTGTTGCAAAGGTCAATGAACTCAAGAAGCTGGGAGCATCTACTCCCTTTGAGATGTCGGATCTGGCAACGGCAACTACTACGCTCCTGGCATTTGGTGTAACGGCTGATGATTCTACCGGAATTCTTACCATGCTCGGAGACGTATCTCTCGGCAATGCTGAAAAGCTCGGATCCCTGACAAACGCATTCGGCAAAGCAAATTCAATGGGCAAGCTCACAGGCGAGACTTATCAGCAGATGGTAGAGAGCGGATTTAACCCGCTGAAAGTCATCTCGGAAACAACCGGCGAGTCAATGACGGAGCTCACGGACCGCATGTCCAAGGGCGGCATATCTGCAGATGAACTCACGGCAGCATTCAAGACAGCGACATCCGAGGGTGGACAGTTCTACAAGGGCATGGAAACCGCGTCGACTACGTTTGACGGTTTGATATCCACGCTCAAGGATAATGCAAATAGCTTGGTTGGCGAAGTCGTTAAGCCTATCTCAGACGGCATGACCAAGACCCTTCTGCCGCAGGCGATCGGCGCCGTACAGACACTTACCGATGCTTTCGCTAAAGACGGAATACCGGGGCTTATTAGTGCGGCCGGCGGAGTAGTCGGGCAGATCCTTAGCGGGATCACTGCTCAACTGCCGGCTGTAATCACTATGGCGAATAGCTTTCTTACTACACTGATCAATGCTCTTCTGGTTCAGCTGCCTACACTGGCAACCGCAGGCGTCGGTATAGTAACCGGACTCATCACAACCATTACAACAAACTTACCTCTTCTGTTTACGCTGGGCATGACACTGCTGACGAGCCTTATCACGGGCATAGCGGCGGCCCTGCCTACGCTCATACCTCAAGTCGTTGCAATGGTAACGTCTGTTCAGACCACGCTCATGGAAAATCTTCCATTGATTCTTGAGGCGGGGGTGCAGATTCTTGTCGCTTTAGTTCAAGGGCTTGCACAGACACTGCCTCAGCTTATTTCGTATCTGCCAGAGCTGATTACAACAATCGTTAATATCCTTGTTGAGAACTTACCCTTGATCATCACGGCAGCCGTTCAGATCCTGCTCGCACTGATCAAGGGAATAGCATCTGCAATACCGCAATTGGTTGCTATGCTTCCCACATTGATCACGACAATAGTCACTACCCTGTTGGACAACCTCCCTGCAATCATCACGGCAGCCGTTCAGATCCTTGTTGCTCTCATCAAGGGGCTTGTCTCCGCTATTCCTGCACTGATCAAAATGGTGCCGGATATCATCATATCGATTGTAACTGCGCTCATTAATGCGCTGCCAATGATCATAGAAGCAGCAATTGAGATTATCGGAGCTCTGTTAACAGGTATCATTGATGCTGCAAGTTCCCTGTCTGAATCGGGTCCGGTAATATTTGACAAGATCGCGGCCGCACTTGAAGACATCGACTGGGCAACACTCGGAACGAACATCATCGACGGAATCAAAAACGGTATAACAAATGCAGCCTCGAAGCTCGGGGATGCTGCAAAAGAAGCAGCTGCACAGGCGCTGAAAACCGTTAAAGATTTTCTTGGAATCAAATCACCGTCGCGGGTATTCGCTAAACAGGTCGGTAAACAAATTCCGGCAGGTGCGGCAAAGGGCGTTGACGATAACGCCTACTTGCTTGAGGATGCATCAGTAGAATCATCTGAGAGTGCACTCAAGGCAGCACAGGCTGTATCTGCAAGCGGCATGGTGTCGCAGATGCAGGGGCAGGCTTACAGTCGTAGTCAGGGAACAGGGACGCTAGTGGCATCAAGCGGATCTGGATCAACAGACAGCAGCAAGACTATTAATCAAACTCTAACGATCAACAGCCCGAAGTCTCTCAGCCCGGCAGAAACGG